TTTTTGAGTATCTAAGAGTTGCAAAAGAGATTAAACCAAAAGTAATAGTAGGTGAGAATGTTGCTGGTTTGACTATGGGTGAAGCAAAAGAATACTATAACAAAATAACAAATACTTTTGAACAGATAGGTTATGATGTATCATCTAAAGTGTTAGATTCATCTCACTATGGTGTTGCACAAACTAGAAAGAGATTAATTTTTATTGCAGTTCGTGAAGATGTAACTGCAGATGTAGGTTTAACATTTATGAATATATCAAGTGTCTTTCCTGAGAAGTTTACAGATGCAATGACTTGTGGTGAAGTGTTTGAAAACTTAGAGTATGATGAAGAAGAAATAAAAGAACTTACAGAATCATTTGCAAGAGGTTCACATTTTGAAACAGCATCAAAGATGCCAAAAGACCCAGAGAAAGTTTTGACTGGTGCAAACTATCATCCCAAAGGTCATCATTTTAATATGAAAAGAATATCAAGACATAAACCATCACCAACGATTACAGCATCAGGTGGTTGTATTCATTGGTCTGAAATGAGAAAATTAGCATTATGTGAAACAAGAAGAATAATGTCTTTACCTGAAGACTTTAAACTTACAGGTAAATGGAAACAAAAGAGTGAGCGTATGGGTAGAATGGTACCTCCTCTTATGATGAAAGCTATTGCAGAATCAGTATATGAAAAAGTATTGAAACCATACAAGGAGAAAAAATGACAAAGTATGATTTTACTTTTGCACACAGAGAAGAAGGATTTGACGAACATATAGAACATTCTATTCGTGGTTATTCTAATTTATTAGATGATGTGGTTAATCTTTCAAAATATTTTGTAGAACCAGATACCAAAGTTGTTGATGTTGGTTGTTCTACTGGTAAGGTTACAAAGAAAATGATAGAATCACATTTAGATATAAACATTAATGATGTGATATATGAAGGTGTTGAATTAGCAAAAGGTTTTGAAAAACCATTAGAAAATAGAAGAAAAGAATTAAGTAAAGAATACCCAGAGAGTAATGTTAATTTCATAAATGATGATGTAAGATTTTATGAATTTAAGAATTGTTCTTTAGTAACTTCAATATTCACTTTACAATTTATGCCTATGAAAGATAGGTCTAAATTAATCTCTCAGATTTATGAAGGATTAAATGTTGGTGGTGGATTTATCTTTGCAGAGAAGTTATTGTGTAGTAATGCAAAGATACAAGAAATGATGACTTTCAATTATTATGATTATAAAAGAAAACATTTTGAAGCAAAAGATATTATGGATAAAGAGAAAACATTAAGACATATGTTGAAACCAAATACTTGGAAACAAATAAAAGATATGATACTTGATGCAGGTTTTCAAGATGTACAATGTTTCTGGAGTAATCATATGTTTGTTGGTGCATTGGCGTTAAAATAAAGGAGATAATATGGCAGATTTTTTAAAAGATGTTATTAAAACAACTGGTAATGAATATGCAGCACTTGTTTCGGAAGGTGTAGAAGCTGGTGATGTAGATACATTTATTGATACTGGTTCATACATATTTAATGCTTTATTGTCTGGTTCAATAAATGGTGGACTACCTGCTAACAAAATCACTGCTATTGCTGGTGAGAGTGCAACAGGTAAAACATTTTTTGTTATGGGAATGTGTAAAAGATTTCTAGATGAGAATCCAGATGGTGGTGTTATATATTTTGAAAGTGAAAGTGCAATTACAAAACAAATGGTTATAGATAGAGGTATTGATGCAAATCGTATGGTAATACTTCCTGTAACAACAGTACAAGAATTTAGAACACAGGCTATTAAAGTATTAGATGCTTATATAAATCAAGAGGCATCTATTCGTAGACCACTGTTTTTAGCACTAGACTCACTTGGTATGTTATCAACAACGAAAGAAGTTGAAGATACAGCTGAAGGTAAAGAAACTAGAGATATGACTAGAGCACAATTACTCAAAGCAGCATTTAGAGTTTTAACTTTGAAACTTGGTAAAGCAAAAGTACCAATGGTAGTTACTAATCATACATATGATGTAGTTGGTTCTATGTTTCCACAAAAAGAAATGGGTGGTGGTTCTGGATTAAAATATGCAGCATCATCTATTGTTTATCTTTCAAAGAAAAAAGAAAAAGATGGAACAGAAGTTGTGGGAAATATTATACATTGTAAAAACTTTAAATCAAGACTTACAGTTGAAAACAAAATGGTAGATGTAAGATTAACTTACAATAAAGGTCTTGATAGATATTATGGACTACTTGAACTTGCTGAAAAATATAAAGTGTTTAAGAAAGTTGCAACAAGATTTGAGTTACCAGATGGTTCAAAACAATATGGTAAAACAATACTAAATGACCCAAAGAAATATTTCACTAAAGATGTTATGGATATTTTAGAAGAGTGTGCTAAGAAGGAGTTTAGATATGGCGGAACAGTTGAAGAACGCGAAACGAGCAGCGAATGATAGAACTAAACAGTTTTTAGGTGTTGTGGCTGATGACTACGCATTTGTAGAAAACAAAGGTAAAACTAAAACCGAATGTATAGGTATCAAAGGCGGAAAGTATGATGGTGTCGTTTACAGATATGGTAAAGTTGCCGCAGTTGAAGACCAAAATAGAGTAGGTTTAGAAGCAACATTAAAATTTCAGTATAATATTGTTGACTATAATGGATTAAAAGAACATCATATAGGTGACGATTTTAAAAATCTAATAGGTGATATTTTATGTGATATAGTTGATACTTATTATACTTATAAACCAAAGGAAGAAAATGAATCTGGAAAATCAGACGATAGAAAAGACGACCCTAAGTCAACTGATACATAACGAAAACTTTAATAGAAAGGTAATACCTTTTCTAAAAAAAGATTATTTTAAAGAAAGAAGCGAACAGATTCTTTTTGAAGAAATAAATGATTTTGTAGAAAAGTATTCTAACCCACCAACAAAAGAAGCGTTAGAGATTGAGATTGACAATAGAAAAGATTTGTCAGATACTGAACACAAGCAAACTGTTGAATTATTAAAAACACTACAACACAATGATGTAGATTTTAAATGGTTAACAGATAGTGTTGAAAAGTTTTGTAAAGATAGAGCAGTATATAATGCTGTTGTGGATAGTATTAGAATTATTGATAATAAAGATAAAGATAATACACCAGAATCTATACCATCAATATTATCAGATGCTTTATCTGTATCTTTTGATAATCACATTGGACACGATTATATAGAAGAAGCTGAAAAGAGATACGATTACTATCATACAGTAGAAGATAGAATACCTTTTGATTTAGAATACTTTAACAAAATAACTAAAGGTGGTTTACCGAATAAGACATTAAACATTGCACTTGCTGGTACAGGTGTTGGTAAATCATTATTTATGTGTCATATGGCTGCATCAACATTGATGCAAGGTAAGAATGTATTGTATATCACACTAGAGATGGCAGAAGAAAAGATTGCAGAAAGAATAGATGCAAATCTTATGAATTTGTCTATAGATGATTTACACGACTTACCAAAGAAAATGTTTGATGATAAAATTAATAGTATATCAAAGAAGACAGTTGGTAAATTAGTAATAAAAGAATATCCAACTGCATCGGCACATAGTGGCCATTTTAAGAGTTTAATCAAAGAACTAGCATTAAAGAAAACATTTAAACCTGATATTATTTTTATAGATTATTTAAATATATGTTCTTCATCAAGATTTAAAGGTAACGCAAGTGTGGGTTCTTATTTTTACATAAAGGCAATAGCAGAAGAGTTAAGAGGATTAGCAGTTGAGTCTAATGTTCCAATAGTTTCTGCAACACAAACTACAAGAAGTGCATACACTTCTACAGATGTGGGTTTAGAAGATACCTCAGAAAGTTTTGGTTTACCAGCAACTGCAGATTTAATGTTTGCATTAATATCTACAGAAGAATTAGAAGATTTAAATCAGATAATGATTAAACAATTAAAAAACAGATACAACGACCCAACAATGAATAAAAGATTTATTTTAGGAATTGATAGAGCAAAAATGAGATTATATGATGTTGAACAAGTTGCTCAAAAAGATGTTGTTGACTCAGGCCAAGATGAACCAGTCTTTGATAATACAAGCGTAGGAAATAGATTGGAGAAGTCTTATGAGAAATTCTCGGACCTCAAAATATAGAAAGAATAAAATAAAATATTATGTTGATGTCACTTGGAAAAACAAAGAAGCAGTTTATGTTGTTGTTGAATTACCAACAAAAGATGTTGTCAAAACATTCAAATTTAAGGAAGACGCTGAAGATATGGCTGAACAATTAATGAAAGTTAAACCCTTTGGTCATCATCCATTACCTAAATTCTTAAAGGAACAATTATGAATTATAATAACTACGAGAGATATAAAGACGCAAAGTTTTTTAAGTTTAGTGAAGAATATCCTGTAATTATGAAAACATATCCTGATTGGAAAGAAATAAATCCTATTCTTGAAAAATATATCAGAGAACAAGGTGATAGAAAAAATAAAAGAACTAATGTAAAAGCACAAATGACAGAGTGGAATATGCAAGTTGAAGCTGGCGGTGAACACTTTCAAAAGATATGTGATTTTGCAAGAGAGTTATCTTTAGAAAATTCACCAGTACAATTTATTCCTGATGTTTATGATTGTTGGGGTGCAGTTTATAGAAAGGGTGAATTTACTCAATCACACGACCATTGGCCATCTATTTGGAGTTGGTGTTATTATGTAAATGTTTCTTCTAAGTGTTCACCATTACATTTTAAAAATGCAAGTGGTATTCTTAATGAACCACTTAATGTACAACCAAGTAATGGTTTGATGATTATATTTCCAGGATGGGTTAAACACGAAGTTAAACCACAAAGTTGTGAACACGAAAGAGTTATGATTGCTGGGAATATAAATGCAAGAGGTGCTGCATTTTAATGAAAGAAGTTACTTTCACAAAAAGAATTAAAATCGTTGAATCAATTTATGATGACCACGAAACATTAAACCCTAAATTAGAAAAGATAATTAGAGAACAAGGTGATAGACAAAATTATCGTACAGCTTTAAAAGCACATATGACAGAAATGAATATGTTAAAAGAAGATAATAGTGAACCTTTTCACGAATTATCTGATTACATATACAAAGAATCGTTAAGTATATCTCCTGCATTTTACAAACCAACTTTCATAGATTGTTGGGGCGGTTTATATAAAGTTGGTCATCACGCTGAAATACACGACCACTGGCCTGCTTTATATAGTTTTGTGTATTATGTTAATGTGTCTGAAGAGTGTTCACCACTTGTGTTGACAGATTGTGGGTTTCATTATGTTAAACCTAAAAATGGATTATTAACAGTATTTCCTGGTTGGATTAAACATTTTGTACCAAAACAAGAGAGTTTACACGAAAGAATCAT